CCTACACTGGTGATATTTGTTTGACTTGCTGTAGTCAATGTTCCGGCAATGCTGGTACCCGATAAGTTGCCACCTGCGATATTGCCTGTAGTTGAAATATTACCAGTTCCAACAATGCCCACTGTGTTAACGTTGCCAGTTGAACTTAGGGTAGATCCAGTGATAGTGGTTCCGGTAATTGCGCCGGCAGCACTTACTAATCCAGCAGTACGCAAATTACCGCTGTCAATGTTGCCAGTTACATTTACAGTAGTGCCTGTGTGTGTGGTGGCATTGACATTGGCTCCGCCTAGAATGTTACCTCCAGTGATGTTGCCGGTAGTTGATACAGGATTTGATCCCAACGCTGCCAAATTGGCCACAACATTGGCATTGCCGTAGGTGGCTGATAGTCCGCTGAGTAACGCACCATTTCCTAAAATATAACTTCCCGAAACGTTTGCAGTTGTGGTAATATTGGCTGTGGTATTGATTGCACTCACAACATTACCGCTTAGGCTCAGTCCTGTAGCATTTAAGTTACCGCCAGTGACGTTGCCGGTTGCTGAATTTACACCTGCAATATAAACACCAGTAGTGGAAATAACTTGTACATTAGGTGTACCTTGTACTGTTGCAAAAATATTACCGCCCAGGCCGGCACCAAGATTTTGTACAACCATTGAACTTGTGCCAACTGCAATTGATGTGGCACTGACATTACTGGCTGCTGTAACATTTGATAGATAGCCGCCGTCGCCTACAAAGAATCCTGATGTTTTGACATTGCCAACTGCTGTGATCAATCCACCTGTGACAATGTTTCCGCCTGTGATTCCGCCTGTGGCAGTTATTGTGCCGCCTGTGACCAAATTTGATCCGGCTACATTACCAGTTGCACTTACCACGCCAGTTGCGGTTAAATTGATAGTGGTAACATTGTTACCTGCTTGAATATTGTTGCCAAGTATGTTGCCGGCAGCACTGGCCAGGCCTGTTAAATTGAGATTGGTAGTATTGACGTTGCCAACAACCGAAGCATTACCACCAGTGATATTGCCCGAAGCCACTATGCTCACCGCAGATACTGCGGCTACGCCAATTATGTTGCCGCCAGTGATGTTGCCAGTTGCACTCACTGTGCCAGCAGTTGTGACATTGCCGCCAACTACATTGCTCACAGCAGATACAAAAGCACCTGTGACGTTGCCTGATGTACTGATTCCAGAATTAATCACTGTGCCCGAAGTAACAACATTGCTGGCCAGCACGTTGCCTGTGGCGCTGACATTTCCTGTTGTTAGAATATTTCCGCCAGTGACATTGCCAGTTGCACTGGCTTGTCCTGCTGTCTTTAAATTACCGCCCGAAACGTTGGCTGTGGCATTGATATTACCCGTTGCGCTAACTACACCAGCTGTGTTAATGTTGCCCCCAATCACATTGCCTGTGGAACTGACCACCCCAGATGTGTTGATATTGGCCCCAATAACATTACCCGTAACTGATTCTAGTCCTGAGATATAAACGCCGGTTGGGGCATATACTGCCACGTTGGATGTACCATAAACACCAATTGTAACATTGCCGCCTGAGCTGGATGTGTCAACATTGGAGTTTCCTGTGAAAATTTTGGTAACACTTACGTTACCGATACTGGTAGAACCTGTTACTGTTAGGTTACCATCAACTACCATGTCAACCGCGGTATTAGCCAAGGCACTGCTAATAGTTACAGTATTTGCACCAAGAGTTTGAATTGTGTAATCGCCGCTGACACGCTTGTAGGTAGCCATTTAGAGTTCCTTTGTGTTATTTATACGGTTTAAAAACTCTGACATGGTCATGGTTTGGAGGTTTGAGAGCCGGTCTAAATCGGCTATTACAGCAGTTGTGTGCCCCATAACTCGCACAAATAACGTGCCTGGATAGTCGCGAATTACAGTTTTTATTTGGTTAACCCAGTTGCCAGTGTATGTGGGCACTGCTGAGCTTTTTTTGTAAAATTCAGTGTTGGCATACACATTGTTAAAATGGTTGTTTACTGGTCCCATATCAAACCCAATGAGGTATATCAATCTAGCACCATCTATGGCTGCAATGCCTGTTGCAAGCGGGCCAGAACTGTAGCCAAAGTACTTTTGCGGCACAGCAAGTGCCCCAGATCCTGGAATAGGTCTACGTGTGTAAAACTTGTTTTTGAGCGCATAACCTGAGTCTTGTATGCTGTCGCTTATGGGGCGATCTGTACTGATTAGGGCTGTGGGGGTAAAATCCCTGTACAACGCATTGCATCCGTAGATTGGCCCAAAAGTTTTTAAGTGTTCTAAATCAACATCTTGACGGCTAACGCCATTTCCCAATACAAATGCTCTGCTCATAAAAAAGTCCCCACAGTAATTATCTGCAGGGACTCTCGGGGTTAAATCAATTAACTTGTGACGCTGGCAATTTGTGCCAGCTGCAATGAACCATTTTGTCCATCTGCACCGTTGATGATTTCTGCACCAGACCATGTGACTGTGCCTTCATCTGTGAAGAAGTTGGCAACATAGAAGTTTTCACCGCTTTGCACGTTGGTACCAAGATTGCTGTTGCTGTAATTTTGGTATGTCATACCATTCCAGTCACGCACCCACTTATTGGTGATGTAGCTGGCGTACACAGCAGTGCTATCGCCTACTGAGTAAGAAATACTCATGTTGCCGGCTGAGGGAGTAGCTGTGTTTGACAACACACACTGTCCAACTGGATATGCATATCCATTACCTGAACCAACAGCAGTAGCAGTAAAGATATCACCCACAGCAGAGTCCGCGCCGCCACCACAAGTAGCCCAGTTAGTGGTGCCAACTGAGCCAATTTGATATGCTTGACCAACAATCATAGAGGAAGGAGCTGTGCTTGCGTATGTGTATGCAACCAGGAACTTATGTGAACCTTTTTGACGGATAATACGACCTGCGTACTGGCTGGCAATATCATAGGTACTTGTACCGTCAGCTAATGTAATGTTAACCAAACAGAAAATTTCTGGAAATGTAGCACTTGGAGTACTAGTAATAAATGTACCACCAACTACACCCAAGAAGTCAGTTGCACTTAGTGTACCCCCTGAGTTGTAAACTGGATCTGTTAGTGATCCAAAGTTAGGATATCCGGCGTCAGTTAGCACGCCGTTGTTTGTTTTTTGTATTTTTAGAGCTCGTCCCATTTGATTTCTCCTTATAGAAGCCCAATGCCGGTTCTATCGGCTACGCAGTGGTGTCCTGCATAAAACACAGAATTGTGTTGACAAGTATTTATGGCCAGTGCGAAATTACAGCCAGCACTGTTTATGCTGTAAATATCTGTATGGAACCACAATATCTCATCGAACAAGGCAACCAGCATCGTGCTGACAATCAACCTGAGGCTGCATTGCAATGCTATGCATTGGCATTCAGTCAAGACCGTAAACTAGCGGCAGCATTCAACAACTACGGCAATGTACTACGCGAAGTAGGCGAGCCCGAGGCTGCTGTTCCGTTTTTGCGTCGTGCTATTCAGTTGGAACCAAAAAACGTAACTTCACGATTTAACCTGGCTGTGGCACAGCTACTGAGTGGCAACTGTGCCGAAGGTTGGGCCGGTTACGAAGTACGCTGGGATTACGAACACCTAGCCGGTACCTTGCCCAAGTTTGCACAACCACGCTGGACCGGACAAGATCTCAAGGGCAAAACCATTCTTGTGATGGGTGAGCAAGGGCACGGTGACAACATTCAGTTTGTGCGTTTCTTGTACAACTTGCATGTGCTGGGTGCTGAAATTATTCTACAAGTAACAGATGGACTGGTTCCGTTGCTGAGCCCCAGTCCCATTATCAAACGTGTGTCGGGCTATGATTTTTCAGTAACAGATTTTGATTACTGGATTCCCATCATGAGTATTCCCGGAGTACTAGGAGTCACATTAGAAAATGTGCCCAAGCCCGTGAATTACTTGAACCCTGATGTGAATCTACAGCAACAATGGCAACAACGGCTGGGTCCCAAAAAGCGTATGCGTGTGGGGTTCAGCTGGTCAGGACGCAGAGATGCCTGGCTTAATACACACAAGGGCATGCCGTTTGCAGAAATGCTGGCCTTGATCAAATCAAATCCCAGTTATGAATGGATTAACTTGCAGATTGATGCCACACCCGAAGAAGTGGCCGAACTCGAAGCAGCCGGGGTGACCATGTATCCCGGCAGTATCACCAGCTTTGCAGACACAGCCGCACTGCTCATGCACCTGGATGTGGTCTTGAGTGTGGACACAGCTATTGCGCACTTGGCAGGCGCATTGGGTAGACCCACCTGGATCATGCTCAACTGGTTTGCTGTGGATTGGCGTTGGTTACTAAATCGTGATGATTCACCTTGGTACTCTACAGCCAGATTGTTCCGTCAACCCGCCATGGGCGACTGGGCCAGCGTTACCAAAAAAGTATCTCAGTATCTAAGCTGGTTTAAAGTTTAGAACGTGATTGACCCGTTGCCCACTGTGGTCCACTTGTAGACTCTATAGCCTCCGGCTACTGTGATTGTAGGTGATCCTGTGGTTGCCACAGCAGCAGGGTATGAGTCAGGGTAACGAATGATCACAATACCTGATCCTCCAGCGCCGCCGGCTGCACCGCTTACAGCAGATCCACCACCACCACCAGTGTTTGGAGTTCC